CGTTCCGGGTGTAAATGCCACGGAAGGTTGATCATGTTAAAGTCGTTCTGACCGTCCAACGCTTCCTTCCACTTCTGATGGAAGAAATTTCCGACGCCGTTTGGTGTCGACAGGATGATCGCTTTACCACCAGTCGATAGTGTGTTTTGCGCGGACAGCCAAATCTCCGCCACACCGTCTATAAAAGCCGCCTCGTCAATGATAAGGAGGGACAATGCGGATGAACGACCAGACGTTCCAGCAGACGATACTGCTTTGATTTGCGAGCCATTTGCCAGCCGAAGTGACAACTGATTGTCGGTCACTTCCTTGACCTTGAGCCAGGATGGCAGATTGTCATTAGCGAAACGGACCTTTGTAACGATAGCTTTGGACGTTTCCTGTGTGATGGAGAGACACATGATCTCCTTGTCCTCGTGGAAAATCATCAGCCACAACGCGTAAGCCGCGACGAGAGTGGTGATACCCATCTGGCGGGACTTCAGAACAATGTTCTTACGGTGCTTGCCGAAATCGGCCACTGCTCTATCTTGGAACGGATACGTTAGAAACGGAATGGTTCCACGAATAGGATGCTGAATCTTTACATACTTCCGCATGAAGTACACCGGATCTTTGGCACATTTACCGTACTCTATACGTGCGATTTGTCGAAAGTCTTGAGTTCGATTTTCCACGGATCAACTTTTTAAGGCTTTGGAAATTTCACATTCCGTCTGCTTCAGTGCAACCTCTACCTCACGAAGTGTCTTCAGGCATGTCACAAAGTCTTTCTTCAGACCGGCGAGCAACTCGCCACGTGCTTCGTTTTCCCACCGCTCGACGAACCCATTGGAATTCACATAGGTTAGTTCCTTGTGTTCTTTGGTATAGTCATATGCTTCACGGAGTTTTGACCGAATGTCCAGCAAATAGGTTCGCTGGTTACTCAACACCTTTCGTTGTTCGTATAGTTTGTATTGGCCTTTGATTCGCAGAGCCGTCTCTTCCTTGACCAAACAATCGAAGCACTTTCCCGTCTTGTTAAAAAACTTGCGATCATGCCGTGAGCCCCATCTGATTTCGCATCCACAATCCGAACAACGGTCGTCGAACTCCGCGCGAACGATGTCGATAACTTTGGTGACGCGAACAGGACCATTCTCCTTTTGTTCCCACTCACGGCCGCGTGAATCGGTCCACCGTTCGCCTACCGAATGCTTTTGTTCGGCCGGGGCCGCGTAACCGACAACCGTTAGCGGTCTTTCGCCGTTCAGATAATCTTTGACAATCTCAATGTTTGACTTCATATATACAGAGGTGATCTCCTTCTGTATATATCAACCAGCCGCAACTTTCCATCGAAAATCTTACTTCGGCGGAACTCGTTTGACACCGAGAATTTTCTGAATAGTATTATAAATAGCCGACCATTCTTTATCGGATAGATGCTCGGATGCGATGTCCCGATCAAATTTATTCAGAGCGTATGTTATCGTCGGTTCATCGGTATATTTTTTCATCAATGCAAGAAGACCGGTGAAAGAACGGAACACGTTTAGTTCATTGGCACTTGGTTTCTTACCAAAGAATGTCTGAAAAATTTCAGCAATGTTTGTCGTACGATCCTTCTCCGCAGTGTCCTTTGGTTCTACCTTCACGTATGCCTCGACCTTCTTACCATTGTACGTTACATCACCAACTTTTTTATACGCGAGACGCATTCCCGGGGCACCACCACCGGTGTTCAGCGTCCGGCTGGTTGCTTGATCCGGAACGCCGCCGTCGATACGAACGTCCTTATCAACGATGGATGTCTGTCCGGCGGCGATCTTCGCGCCAACGGTTGGTTTCACCACGACGGCACTTTCTTTTCGGGTCGTTGCGCGGGCGAGAGCTCGAAGCATCAACGCACCAGCCAGACCCTTGATGCCAACTTGCAGATCGCTATACGGCGAGTCCTTGGTAAATTTTGTCCAGTCGGATGGTTTCTCAAAGCCTTGTTTGTCCGTGGTCATGTCGTCGCCCTCAAAGTCGATCTGAACGATCTGATGCTTCGGAACGTACCACCACAACGCCACGGTCTGATCGGGAATACCATACGCACTCTTCGTCCGGCCGATATAGTGGAACTTATCTGTAATCTTGTTTCCGGCCGTAGGCTTCCAATCAATTTTGTTGTCATCGATTGAGTCGAGATACTGACGCAAATCTTCGAGTTTGCTCTTTGGAATAATGACATCCACGTCGCCGAAAGATGGTTTGTATTGAGAAATGTACGGAGACGTTTCGGGATTTATCAAATGTTGCGAACTTCCGTTAAAAATGTATCCATTGTCAATATACGGGTTATTATCTTTCCAAAAATGAACACGGGAATTCAGGCTTTTAACGAACTCTTTGATGTCGGATGAGACCTTATCAGCGATGCTCTTGTTATCATCAACTATGTCGATCTTAGCGGTCGCTTGTGCGGGGACGCCATTCACATTCTTGGCGTCTTCCGGCTTGGGGCCGATTGAGGCCACGGATTGACCGCTTTCCATTAGCATCGATGAATACACCGATCCGATCAACTCGTTGATCATTGATTGATATGGATTGATCTGCTCTTTCGTTGGTACATTCTTCATAAGTGTCGCCCAAATCTCCTTCTTCTGATTTTGTGGAATAGGCGGAAGATTTTTGATAAATGAGGCCTCGTCGCCCGACTGCAGAAACTCACGCATCTTTGTTCCACTGATATTTACGGTACTGGACCGTTCTACGCCGACTTTCTGTATCTTGCCCGCGGACATCAATGTTGGAAACTTGTTCAGATCGGAATCTGGAAAGTTTGCATCAATGTCGGATGCATCTGAATATAGTTTGATGATTGGCGACTCTTCAGCGTCTTTTGTCACCGATTGTTCGAACCAGCCCATTTCATGCATTACTGCTCGAACGGGCGAATCAACAAATTTGACTTTCACGTTCTTTGGCAATGCTGGTATAAAAAAGTCATTCCAAAAATAAACGAAGTCGGCTCCAGAAATTGGAAATTGCCCCCTCTCGGCTCTATCTTTCGAAGTCGTATAGACGATAACCCGATCACATTCATTCGACGCACGTTCGATAAGCTTCCAGTGTCCGAGATGCAACGGCTTTCCAGCAATTGGAATCAACCCAATTGTCTTTGTTCCAACACCAATCGACTCACGCTTTCCAACCATCAATCGAAGCGTTTCATGTGCATCATCTCGAATCTGCGTCTCATTCCGTTTTGGATTGGACGGAAACTTGTCGATTGGAATTCTCGATAGTACTTTGTTTGCCTGACCGATGATCTGCGCATCCGATTTCCCATCAGTTCCAATCTTGTTCAGAACGACTGAGATGATTTTCCGCATCTTCTGAAAATAGTCGCCCATCTCCTCCGGAGACATACGATACAAGTCCTTCTTCGCATTTCGCGTATCGGAATCATATTGATCTGACTGCACAACCTTAAAGAACCGACCATCGGCCAATTTCATTACGGCACCCTCGATTTTTCCTCCGAGAACGGAAGGAATAGTTAGGACGGCATCCGAGAACTTTTGCAGTACATCCAATGGATCGGACCAATTTACGTTCTTCATCTTTGGGCCAAAGTATGGATTTTTTCCAACCGCATCAGCTGTTAGCTTACCGGCGAAATAGATTGGAAAAGTTCGTATTTGTAACCGTTTAGCCATCATGGCCAACTTGGATGGATCGGTTTCTTCGGCTCCGACTGGCGTTGTATGCAGTTGTCCTGATATGATCCGATACTTGACCGGTGCAAAACTACGAAGAAACATATCGCCAAACCGCTCATACGTCCGGCTCAACGTGTCCTTGTTCTGCGCAAACTCGATGCTGAACTCGGTGTTCGTCGGTATTGATGAGATGGTTGCATTTATTTTCTTGAGATGGTCAAACACCCAAACGTACTGGCCTATTCCAATTGATTGCGTCTTGATCTTCGCACGGTCCATATCGGACAAATGCGAAAACTCCGAACTATAAAGAACTGACCCCTTATATGACACGATCCAGTTTGCCGTATAATCATCAGTCTTCGATTCGTTCGTACGAACCAATGTCAATTTCGTTCCATCGACCTTCTCCGACACAACCATTGATTGGCCAACGATCTCGTTAGCTCGGGTTTGACGTATTGCAGCCGTCTTTGGCTCGAATACATACGACTTTAGCTGCTTTATCGAAATATCCAGTGATTGACCGGCGGTCGATTCTGTGAAAACTGATTGGAGATTATTGTACATACGGCTCGTATAAATATAAGTCAAGACTTGTCAAATGCCGGTAGAGTTAGCCACTGCGGATCGGCTATGACGGTTGATTGCATTGGTGACAATGATCGGTTGTTTCCAAAAGCGTTTGATGATCGTCCATACAACAACTTTCCATTGTTGTCGAATAACTCAACGGTAAGTTCGATGCGTTCATTCTTGACATGGACATCTATCGGAACCATTATCTCCGCCGAATCCAATGGATACGACGCATCGCTGAACGGCTTGAGGCTTATGTTAGCCACGACAATCGACGCGACGTTTTTCGGAACCAACTGAATTGTTCCGTACATCGTCTTTCCGACAAATGCCTTTCCACTATAATACCCCGACGTGAATCCACGCGTTGTTCGAGCATTCAGTAAGCCAAGTCGTACTTTATCAGTCCTACCATTGCACGTCGTTACGAAATACGCAACGAATTCATATGAGTCGGATTCTGGAACTAATGAAGCGTAATCAAAGGACAATTCGTACATCGTGTTTTTAGTCAGTTTTACGAAATTGCTGTTATAGATGGAACCACTCTTCGAAACTTCCATTGATGACAAATACGGTGAGCCAACTGCGCACTCGTAATTGGCATTTGGTTCTGATGCAAAATTGGCGAAGGTTGATTGGTTGGTCCCGAACCACGAACCGTTCATTACCGAATACTGAACGTACTGATTGGTTCGAGACGGTTCGGACCGATTGCTCTTGAGCATCACGTAATTTGTTTCGGATGCGTTTGAGCCGGCTGATGAGATCATAACAGAGTCTATCAATGTTGCTGGCATCACCGTCATGGTTGCGTCACCCG